CTGTGGTCTCCCCGCCTTGAGGCCCGGATATGTGAGTTCTGCCATATTCCAGACACCGAGTGGCACGTCCACATGTGCAACCCGATACTCTGGGAGAGGTCCTATTTCAAGAAGATGTTTTACGGAGGTGAAATGTGAGCCAGTTTGATGTGGTAATGGAGCGACTCGACTCCATCGACAAGACCCTATCTAAGGTGAGGAACTCTATTGGGTTCATTACTGCCTACATAGAGGATCAAAGGAGAGAGGAAGAGGCAGATCACTTGTTCGGTGAGGATCCATTCGATCAAGCGGACTATAGCCCAAGGCATGCTACTTTACCGGCCACAGATGAACCTGTCATCCGTGCTGTCCTGCCTGGTGCTACCCGGACTCGGGTTGAGGCCCTTGACGAGACAGGTGTTACCGTTGAGGTACCGATGGATGAGCTTGACCCGTTCTATCAGGCTCTTATCAAAGAGTCGGTCAAGCAAGCGACCTGGTTTCAGGTTTATCGGGATAGTGCAGCTGGACCATGGAAGATCACTGCCGATGATACGGTACTTGATGCGGTACGCAAGTCAGGCATCTCACCAGCGGCGAATCGCCCTGATCTGACCGAGTGAAGTTCAAGCCTAAGGTCAAGCCGTACAAACACCAGCGGGAGGGGTTGAGATGGCTATGGAAACAAGAGAAGGGTGGCGCCTTCTTCTGGGATCCGGGTACAGGCAAAACGAAGGGAGCCTATGATTATGTCTCAGCCAGTTACCTATACAGGCAAGTGCGTCGTGTGCTGGTCGTCTGTCCGATTAATGCAGTCCAGGTATGGGACGACCAAGCTGATAGGCATATCCCTGATCCGATCACATTTCAGGTCTTTATACCAGAGGGCACTATCGCTGGAAAGACAGATCAAATCCGTGCGATCCCACGTGGAGGCAGTGAACTTACCATCCTCATAGTCAACTACTCCGCCATTATTAAGCGGGATAAGCGGTGGGACATAATGAGGGCCCTGAAGGCATATGCCCCTGATATACTGATACTGGATGAGTCACACCACATCAAAAACGCGACCGCCAAACAGAGCAAGGCAGCGCATGAAATTGCAGGAGTGGCCAGGTTTAGGTTGTTACTTACGGGTACACCTATCGGCAAAAACAACTTGGACCTTTACAGCCAGCTCAAAGCCATCGACCCACAGATTTGGAAAGCAAAGTGGACACGAACAGGAGTAATGTCGTGGACCGATTTCAGGAACAACTATGCCATCTATGGTGGCAGGAGCGGATATGAGATACGTGGCTATATTAACGTGGACGATCTCCGAAACCGATTTACACCCTACATTCGGTCTGCCCGCAAAGAGGATATCCTCGATATGCCGAAGGTCACCGACTCGATTATTCCTGTCGACCTCTCACCTACGGTCAAGCGTGCCTACAACATTTTTTCTCAGGAAGGACTTATTGTCTGGCGAAGGCATCTTATTGAGGCTCCAATCCCCCTTACGAAACTCCTCAGGCTGCAACAGATAACAGGAGGCTGGGTACACGATGAACAAGGAGAATCCGTTGCGATACATATGGAAAAGATTGCGGTACTTACCGACCTACTGGAGGACTTTCGATCAACTGGAAGACGAGTTCTGGTTTTCGCCCGTTTCCTCTCGGAGATTGCGGCGATTGTGGCGGCGGCTGACAAGATATACCCCCGAACCTTCGAGATTAGGGGAGGTGTCTCTGCCGAATCTCGCCGATCAATTGTACGAGCTTTCTCCAACGGAAGTCCCGCTGTTCTTGTCATCCAGTCAGCATCCGCCGAGGCTCTTGATGGACTCCAAACTGATTGTGCCGAAGCCATCTTCTACTCCACCGACTACTCTCTCATCCATTGGTCGCAGGCACGGGGAAGACTGGACCGATCTGGACAACGACAGCCTGTGACCTTCTACCATCTGCACGTTCGGGGTACTGTGGACAACATGGTCTTTACTGCCCTGAAGGAGAAGAAAAACCTGGAAAAAATGGTGATGGATGACCCCAGCATCCTGATAAGCCGTTAGTGTTATAATATACCACGATATATATTCTGGAAGGAGTAGCGTGACTGAGGAAACTCATGGGACGGCAGCAGAAGAAGCTGTGGGCCTGGTCTACGGCGACAGAGCAAAGACCTACGGTCACCCGGCCGATGTGTACGAGAAGGTCGCAGAGCTATGGTCTGGGTACCTAGAGCAGAGCGTCACGGCAAAGGATGTAGCCTTGCTGATGGTTCTGTTCAAGCTAGGCCGGTTCATTGAGAGGCCCAACAGAGACAGTCTGGTAGATGCTCACGGCTATCTGCTGGTGTGGGAGAGGATAGACAGAAGGAGTACCGGAGAGGAATGAAGATAACACCCAAGATGAACAGACCATTACAGTTCCATGAATTGCGAACCTTTCAGCTATACCACAGGGCTTGGCTGGAACACAACTTCCCGAACCAGAAGCCACACGAAGCATTGCTCGGTCTGGGTGAGGAGGTGGGCGAGTTGATGCATGCCCATCTAAAGAGGGATCAGGGTATAAGAGGAGTGGATGATGTAGCCTATAGAAACGGTGCGATGGATGCTGTCGGGGACATAATGATCTACCTTGCCAGCTACTGCAACACCAACAACTTGGACATGGCGAAGTGCCTGATGTATGCATGGGAGGAAGTACGTGCCAGAGACTGGATCAAATACCCCAAAACGGGTGTTGCCCCAACCGAACAGCCCACGAATGCGGAATCAAGTCAGGGAGATTCGGGCTATTCTGAGTGAAACCTTTGAGGACGTTGATTATGTGGACTTTGACGAGTTGGCCTTGCAGATATGGAGAGTGACCCGTGGTTGACCGTGGCATATACCCGAAGTTTTTGGTATTCGAGCATCCTGACGAGGAGGTACAGGACGTCCGTGTCACCTACTTCCACAAGCACAGACTGCCTGACAGTCCTGTCGTAACCAACCTGCACCAGCACTACGCCCCGCCGTTGGATGACTTCGTGTTTGTCCTGAAGCCCATCTCCGACAAGCATGCCCGAGTAGCTCTGGCTGCCTACGCTGAGTCAGTCAAGGAAGAGAAGCCGAACCTGTCCAACGATATTCGTGAGGTGCTGGATGACTTCTAAACCTAACCGTGACCAACTAACCGAAGCCCTGGCCCTACATCAGCGAGCGTTGTCAGCATTGGCGCTGGAACTGCCTGCCCAAGTGTTCGAGGACTACAAAGCCATTGCGACCGTATTGGATGAAGCTGCTCGTTGGGCTAGGGACTTCCCCACCGACGTACAAGTAGAAGCCTGCGCTAAGGCTCTCTGCCTCTATGCGTGGGGCGCTGACAAATGGGAGGACGATCACAAGGGCATGTGGCGAGAACAAGCGAGGGCTGCGTTGGAGGCGGTAACCATGATCGGAGACAACCAGTGACCTTTAAGGTAGTAAGAGCCCACGACTTGACCTCATTGTGGGCCAAGAATGTACGCCAGCATCTGTATCGGGAAGAGGTTGACCTGTATCTGGGTATCGGTACCAACCTCAATGACATGGTACTGAAGGCAGACTCTGCGGAGTACGACTTCAACCTGCAAGAGTTGTGGTTGAACAAGCAACGTTGGACCAGGCTGATTCGGGAATACATCGACCCGTATGAGTTGTCCAGGTTTGTCAAGAATAGCCACATCATCTACAACGGTAAGGGAAAGAATGGAGTTGTCACCAATATGCATTTCCGTTCAGTCGACCGCCGAGCCGACCTCCGACGCCACAAGTGGGGCAACTGCTTACTGGCCGCTACGTTTAGAGGTACACCGAATTCCAGAGTGCCGCCAACACTTACACTTCACAGCCGAGTCTCATACAATGCCTATATGCTCGGTATGGATATGGGAGTGGCTCACGCAATTGCTCGGGAGATTGCCGACCCCGCCACTATTGCAATCCAATGGCATTTGGATGTCATGCAACTCCATTCCTTCAAGTGTCTGCCCTACCTGTATACACAACCAGACCTAATGGAGGTGCTAGAGGACAGGGATCATCTCACTGAGCTGGCTTTGCAGTTCCCTACCTGGAAGAGCATCTCCCGTTGGTGGTGGAAGGTATTGCAGTTCGAGGATGAAGGCAAGACTGTAGCGGCTGAGTTGTACGGGCCCTTCAAGAGGATCCGCAGAAGGTACGAGGAGTATCAGCGTGGGATTACCGTGCCATCGGTACACATCTCGGAGCTGGACTTCAGCAAACTAGGAGATGGTTATAGTGCTAAGAGACCGTAAGGATGTTGACCATCAGCTTCGCAAGAGGTTTATCCAGACAGGTGAGGTAGT